TGCTAACACCATCAACATCAAGAGCAAGCTTATTGGCTAGCGCGATAGCTGCCGCTCCAGAGGTACGCTTTTCAGCGATACTTCGGAACAAATCACGCTCGCTGCCAATTTCCTGAGTGATGCCGTTAATCTTTTCGTCAACAGATTCTTTATAGGTTTTGAAGTCGCCAGTTGCGGCCGCTGCTGCCTCGCGCGCCTCGCGCGCCGCCTTTTCTTGATCCTTTCTGTGCTTTTCAGACTCTCTATGCTTGGCCTCAAGAGTTGTGTTTTTTTCTCGAAGAATTCTAGCTTCTGCTGCGTCACGGCGGATTGCGTCTAAATCTTCTTGGTCATCGCCTGCGCCTGCATCGTCATCAGTAGCATCAGCCCCAACCCCACGGCCTAAATGTGGATTCTGCGCCCAGTAAGCTGGCCAAAGTGGGGAGTAAACATCTGTAGGGCGGTTAATCTTCTGTGTAATAGTCATGCTTTTGTTGCCTCTTTGCTGTCAGTTAAAAGTATTAAGAATAGTTGAGCGTAAAACAGAATGCGCTTGATCAAGTGCTTTTTGATAAAGCTTGAAATAGCTATCATAAGAATAATCGCCGCATTCATTATCATCATATTCATTTGATATGAAATCATCCGGCAACTGGCTTTCGTACTGAAAGTATTCAGTAATAGCTTCGTAAACGCAATAAAGGCAATCAATCTCATAACTTTCATGATACGTTTTTGCATCTTCTATGCTGTATTTTGAGGCGATTACGATTAATGCATTTCTAGGTGATACGGTTAGCAGGAAATCTATTGCTATTTTTAATTGGGAATCTCTTTGCATATCGTTACCCGTCAGTTAAAAATCAAATTTTGTAAGCAGGATTAAATACCCGAACTAATCTAGTTATCCATGATGCGCCTTGATACTTGTCAAGTAGCTCGTTTGACTTACGAATAAGCAAGCTCAAATGATCATTCACTTTATTCAGGTTATGTATTCGCGCATCTTTATCTTTTAGCCTTTGCTCAAAAGTAGCCGCAATCTGCCTAATCAACTTATCGTCACTAATATCAAGGCAGAAATAAACTTGCTCTTTTACTATTGGCTTGGCGAATGGATCTCTGCTTGACTCATCGCGCATGAATAGCAAATATTCGTGAATAGGAACAGGATGCACAGTTACTTTTTGGTCAGCCATGCTTGAAAAACTGACGGGGCCACGATTATTAAACATAGCCTCTCGAGCTTGATAACGGTCTTGATGATCGTCTACATAAACGGTTTCGGTTTGCAGTCCCGTTACTACTGTTACTTTTTTCATATTTCACCTGTCAGAGTGTTGGTTAAAAAAATTATTTCTTTAACTTCTTCTTACGCAAATCCATAACAGCCAATGGCGACCCGTATCTTTTCTTCAGCACTGCAAGATCGGATTCAACATCTTTGACTATTTTTTCGGCGAAAAGCCGCTCTCTTTTGGTTTTTGTCATATATAAACCTAAGAAAAATACGCTTGATATAATTCACGCATGGCGACCGCCATTATAATAATTCACCGATTTTGCAGGCGTAAACCTACAAGGATTTTTACGCGGCATAGGGTTTCGCTGCATCTTATCTATAACCAAATCTTTGGCAGTTATTGGGTTATCAATATGCCATTGATCAACTGGGATAACCCACATAGCGACACACTCACCAGTTAATGTGCTTATTGTATCAACTTTTGCAGCGTTAGGATAATCTGAATCTACGCCGTAGAAGTATTGGCCGCCTAGTTTGTATTGGTAGTTTGGTACTTGTTTCATGCTTTTTGCCCAATAAGCGAAAGGCCGTTTTCAATTTCATCCATAAGGCCTTTAAATGCGTCAGATAGCAATTTTTGAGCCTCATCTGCGCTTCTTAATCTAACCTCGCGCGAATGCGTATCACAAAGCGTTTTTAGCGATCCAACATACTTGCCTTGCTCGCTTGGGTTGCGCACACATCCACATTCTATCGTTAATTCTTGGTTGCTCATATTCCCGCCTTAGAAAATGCCACTGGGTCTAGTTCGCGCATCTGAGAAATATTTAACGGCTTATAATTCTTCCCCACCATAAGCTCAGCAAAACGCTCAGAACTAAGCCCACCATCGCGCAATAATTTACCCAATGTAGGACTATCAAGCGCAGCATCTTGGAACGCGGCCGGCTGTTTTTTCAGCCAATCAAAATCACCCAAGTCTGCACTTACGGATTCTACACCATCGGGGCCGCGCGCTGAACGGGTAGCATCTTCGCTTAGGAAATCAAATTTTTCGTTTAGTGCTGCGACCATTGTGCTACGGCAAAAACCATGAATCGGCGGGATAGGCCCTTGCCCAATAGGATAAACATTATCCATTTGCCCAAGCGACCTGCATTGGCGAGTAGTTTTACCGTCAAACACTGCGCGAAATCGCCAGCCCTCAACAATATCAGCGTTTTGCTCCCATGTTCTTTGGCGAGCCTGTGCAGCGGTATGTTGCAAGCCAGTACGCACAAGGTAATTGGCGTCCTTGTACGACATTGCCAGGGTGCCATCAGTGTAGCCAGCCTTTTTTGTGCCAATTAACCCACGCACGATTTCAGGTGTCGTTAATCCGCGTGATGCGCCTGCATTGATGGCACCATTTATCCGCGAAACTGTTTTTTCTGAAAGTGTTGCAATGGTGTCGCCAAGAAAGAATCCGTTATAGGGCCCTTCAACTGCCATAGGGTTACCGAATACGGATGCCTCAATCTGGCTTGCAGAAGGTAGCGCAAAATCGTAATCAACAACCTGCTTTAGCGACTTAATATCAAATTCAGATTCGTATTGCCCGAAGTCAATAACGCCATCGCGCCAGACTTGTTCGTAATCGGCATAGATGCTAACCAGCGACTTATCAATTTCCTTCAATAGCGAATCTAACCGTGTGCGCGAAAACGTGCTTAGCTCTTTATCGCCAATCTTAACGCGCAAATCTCCCGCCATTTGTAGCAGGAATTTCTCGAATTTTTTAACCTCGCCAGTTTTATATCGCTCAATAAAGAATTGATGACGGGCGGTTATTTCGGTTAGCAGTTCGGGGGATGTTGGCATTATTCAATATACCCCATACTGCGAAGAAAAATTGCCTTTGCGACTTCGCATACAGTTACGCACTGGCTCATTTTCATTCCAGCCTGAATAAATGAAACATCAAAATTTTCATTGGTATCATCGACCGCCAAAATCAATATTTTCTTTGCGTTTTTGAACGCGCCATTTTTGCCAATATCATCAATAGCCTCTCTTAGCGCATCCTCGATACTTACATATGCTGCGCTATCCGTTTTTTTTGCCAAGCTGATTACATTATCATCACTCATTGGTAACCACCTCACGCAACCCAGCAATCTCACAAAGCTGCTGATCTTCAACAATCATTTGAATGGTTGCCGTTGGGAATGCGTCTGGCAGCACGTCAATTCTTATGGATGAAACCTTAGACGGATCAACGCCAAGTATTTTGCATATTGTTTTTTTTGTTTCGTTTGGGTTGCTTGTGCTCATTGTTCACACTCCTGCACCGGCAACATAACCAGCACCTTATCAAAAACGCGCATTATGTTTTGGGTTGTGAATTTTTCCAGTGCCATGTACTTGCGATCCATTTCATCGGGAGAAATTGGGTAGTCGCTATCTGAAACCATCCAATAGGCGCCGTTGAAATATCCAGCAAGAATAATTTGATCATCAATAACAGCATCTTGATAAAGCGGTGCAAGCAAATGAAATCCGCGCTCGTATTGGTGGCGCTCTTGGTATTCGGAAATATTATTTCGCGCTAAATTGTAAGGCTTTCCAGTGCGATCAATAGCAACAATTGTATCGCCCCAGACATACAGGATTCGCAAATATTCATCGAATCCGTGCCAGTTTAGTTTTATATGACCGCCAATGCGTAGGGTTTCGGTAATCATATATTGCCCGCCTTTTTAAATTGGCAGCCCGTTAATCCGCCTGTTTTGCAATGCGAGCATCCGCTTTTAGGATAAGCCTTGCCCTCATCGCGTAATCGGTTTCTGCAATTTACTGGGCGTCTTTCGGCGCCACAAAAAACACGCATTAATTTTTCAATCTCATCAGAATCAGGATAAAGCACAACATCAACCGTTATGTTTCTATCCGGCGGCGTATGCATTATTACTGATTTTACCTTGCTTCGATCAAGACCGAGAATGTCGCAGGCTATTTGTGTTTTGTCGATTAGGGTTTGTGTTGTCATTATTTTTTATCATCCGTCCAACCAAGCTGCGCAAAAACAAAATCATTAACCAAATCTCTTATTTTTTTTGTGCTATCTGGAATATATCTGATTAATATCTTTTTTACCTCTTTTGGTAATTTTTCCGAACATTCTATTTCACACAATCCTTTATATATTTCCATTATGTCAATATCTAGCTCATCGCATATAGCAAGAAGAACATAATCGGCTCTATCGGTAAGAACCAAAAGCGATTTAATGGATTCTGACCTTGGGTGAGACTCATCAACTACAAGCTTATATAGTTTTAATATTGAACCGATTGGTGATTGTTCGGAATTATCGCAATTAACTAGCCGTCTGTCTTTTGGAAGTACGTCAGACGTATTTTTTACTATTGTCATTTTTCTTTCACCTGCCAGAGTGTTGTTATGAGTAATACTCTACTGTCGGCGTTCCTCTGCAAATTGCAGTCGGCCTATCCTTCGGTTTAATGTTTTTATCACCTACCCAGTGCCAAACATCGGAGCAAATAGGATGATCTACATACCACTTCTCCCATCGTCCGCCAACTATCTTTCTCCACCATTTATATCCAGAAAAAAGGTGCTTACACTTTCTTGCCAATCTACGCATATATTTCACCTGTCAGAGTGGATTAATTAAAAATCGGGATCGGTGATAAACACCCATTTATCACCATAATAATTTGTATAAGCGACTTGCTTCTTTGTTTCTATGCAAAACACATCAGCCCATTCGTAGCGGGTTCGAGGCAGGGCGTTATAGGCATCAATAGCGGAATCAATATCATCGAAGTGAGCGACATAATCATCAGATCCGCCTGATGGGTAATAGCATGTTCCAGAAAATAATAAATACATATAGCCGCCTGTCAGAGTGTAAAATTAATCAGTACTTTGGTTATAAAAATCGCCTTGCCTTTCTGCACTTACAACACCTTCAACTCTGTCAAAAACACAAATAGCATCTGTTTCCGACAGCTCGTAATTATCAATAAACTCAAGCGCGTCTAATAGCACATCAGATTGATATTCAATGCAATCAAATGGCTCGCTGTTATCAAACAATGTCCAGCAAAAAACCATATAACGCTTGTATTTTTTTGATGTGTTCATTGTGCACCTGTCAGAGTTACTTTATCGATACCAAATAGCACTCAATTCCATGTGCGCCAGCCGGTCTGAATGTTGAGCAGTTAAGAGCTGCAACACCGCCACCATCAAGCAAAACGTGGATTTCCTTTCTTTCCATGCTTGCATCCCTAGTCTTATTTGTCCTAATGGCTGAGAGAGCATAAATAATCACCACAATACCTATGATGAAGCAAGAAAAAATAAAGACTTTATCCTTCATTGAAAAAACTTTCATATCATCCACCTGTCAGGGTTATTTATTTAGATCAACAGTAATCGGCGGCACCGAACCCCCGCCGCCCAATTCCTCATTAATTTCTTCATCCGTCTTTTCGCTACCAATCAATTCGTTCTTGCGCATCCACTTAAACAAATCGCTAGCAGGTAATGCACCTTGCAACCAACTCGCAACCAATTCACGCAACATATTCGAATCAGCCGTAACCTTAACGAAATCCTGCGACATGGTGTAAGCAACATCTTTGGCATCAACGCCATTGAACAATCCGCACCAATGCACGCACTGAGTATAGGCTTCGCTCACATTACTAGCGATCAATGATAACACAGAATGCTGCATTTGTAGCTCGCCGCCTGCCTGTGTTGCGGTTTTTACGGCGCTACCGGGCGTTAAGAATCGCGCACCCATTCCGATCATTAATTCGATTTTGTCAACCATAGCTTGGCGAACCAATGTGTTGGGTTCGGATGACTCAATGCCAAACGTTTCTTGTGATGGAACGCCAATCAAGCTACGGCTGCCAATGTACATATCGTTGGCTTTCATTAGGTCAACGTGTTCTTGCGTAATCCCGCTCATCCAAGCCTGAGACTGCCCCAAGTACCAAACATTATCCTCAAAATCCGCACTGTTACGATAATGCCCAATGTTGATGTGAGCCAAGTCTTTCATGGGCGCCTGGTCAATGCTAGGGGTGTTAGATTCGCTGCCAACAAAGATAAACGGGATTATTTTCCATGATGAGCCATTCGATTGTGTGGGCATATTGGCAGCATCAGGCACCCACGACTTCACTGCATTAGTGCCAGACACTTCACGCCATACACGCTCGTAATAATTGCCATCCTCATCAGCAATCCAGCGCTGGCGAATAATTGGGGTTTCTTTGTGCTCGAAATCGTCTAGCGTTGTTTCAGTTTCAGCAGTGCACACCAACGACAAAATAACCTGTGCGCCTACTTTCTTGGTCGCCCAGTTAATAATCTGCTTGGCTTGGTATTCGTGAATGGTCGCAGCGTATTTGCCGCTATCAACATCAGCCTGAGATAGTGCGCCGCCTTCTGGTTTAGCAGGAAACGATACGCACAGACCATTTCGCCCAATAGAAATCACTTGTTTCGATACGGATTGCGATTGCTGATAGATAGAGTTTCCAGCACCATCGCAGTTCGTTTTCAGGTATTCCAATCCAGAAGGCGGGGTAAACGTAGGCCACTTGGTGAACATAGTCCCAAGCATTCCGCGCACAGTCCAGCCTGCAACGGCATAGAAAATTGCGCGAAGCTTGTATTGTTTGTTGCGGGTTTTGTTTTGCTCGCTGGTATCTTTCGGGTTCAACTCAACTAAATACTGCGCCAAGTTCTCACCGTCAATAACGTCAAGAATCTCAGCCCAAAGTGTTTTATTCTTAGCGTATAGCGGATGTTCGGCGTTTATTGCCATGGTTAATTTTCCTGAGATAATGATTTTAAGGTCGGCATTTCTATCCAATGAGTAATTTTTACATTTTCTGGATAGTTCCACCATTTCCCATTATGAGTGTACAACTCAGTAACTCCGCTAGTCCCACGCCCACGCCAATCACCGTGCCATCTAACTATAACAACATCACTTATTCTGCTCGACTCAGAAAATACTTGATTTTCCTCTGGCATTTTTTCATTGCAGTCAATCCAATCTTGCACGTTATCACCTTAATTTATTGGGCCGAGCCTATGCCTGTGAAGAAGACTGCCTTAGTTACGCCTATTTCGGCTGTAGCAAGATAGCGGAAAGCATCCGCGCAGTGACTTGTATAATCGTGCAATGGTTGATCGCGGAAGCATCCGAGCTTGTCATTCCACGCTTTACGGTATGACTCCAGCTTGGTTATTCCGTCCTCGCATTTATCCTCATCGAATATGCAAACCGCTAACAATGTGCGCACGTTTTCAATGCCGGCATCAATGGAAAGCTTTGGAACGACTTTAAAACTGATTGAATATTGCACATTATCAATGAGAAAGCCCTCTTTAGCAATTACCTTGCGACTCTTGCCGCCACCTGCAAACTCTCTGTTTTCAATATCGTGCGGGGCGTGATGATCGCCGTATTTGTAGCCTTTGTCTTTCAGCACTTTAAAATAATGCTGTAAACCCTCGCCGGAATTCTCGTAATAGTCGATAAGGTGGGTCTCTTTTCCGATTCGCTGATAGAACCAAATCGATGTAGAGTCACCAACGCCCAAATCCCATGCAGTGTTAACCGGTGCATCGTTGCGTAACGACTTACAGATACGCTTATCGTTGTAGATAGCCCTGAATTGTGTCGCGTAGTAAGCGCCTTCAAGTGACTGTGCAAAGGCCTCATCAGAAGTTGATGGGTATTCCTGTTTCATCTTCTCGGCTTGCGTTTTCTCTTTGGCTGAGTACCATTTTTTCTGCCCGATAGTCAGTTTTATGCCGTGTTTTTGCTCAAGCTCATTGAAGTAATCGTGCAGCCTGGGGGGGATATCAATATCTTCATCGGTCGAGTAATCAGGATTTTCCCACCATCCGAAAAAGTGCAGCTTAAACTCTAATCGGCTTGGCTCTTTACCAAGTTGTCCTAATTTTTTTGCGTCTTGGCAGGTATCGTAAAATTTCCCATCTCGCCCTTCAGCAGTTGACTCGATAGTTATTTCGCCATCAATCGCAACAGCCTCAAAAGCACCTGTGACTATTTCCTCAGCCTTATCGGGATATTTACGGCATATCTTTCCAAACTCTGATACGTGCAAATCCTGGAGTGTTCCGCCACGGTATGAGGTGCCAACGCGGATCGATGAGCCGTTATTAAAAATGTAAGCGCCGTTTTTGTCGGTCAATGGAACCGGGAGCGTAAACACATTTTTGAATAACTTGGCCTGAAATAGCTCGGCAAAGATTTTGTTGATCGACTCAATTTTAAGCTGCTCATAAGCAAACTTAATTTTGTTCCTGAAAATGTCTTTTGCATCCTCAAGGCTATGACATATAACGCCCGCAGAGAAGTTCTTTTTGAAAAGGCATGTATCGAGATTAGAAATCATCTTGAAGGTCGTAAACCCAAGCTGGCGAGCCTTGAGGATAACGTCACGCTTATGGCCTTCGATGTAATATTTTCTTTGTTCGCGGTTCGGCCTGAATTTTATCTTTTTGCCGTTTTTGTCTTTGATGAAGTAAAAGCAATTTAGCCGAAACCATTTTAGCTGTACGGCAATCGCTAATTCGTCAATCGAAATAGTGCGGGCATAGAATTTGGCAATCAGGATTTCGGCCTGATCGACCTCACTCGTCCGCGAGGTTGCCAAGAGCATCGTTTAAGTCGCCGGAAACCACTGTGACGGAGCTTTCGCGCTTATCGGCAAGGCCAAGGTCGCGGGCAATGATGTTGGGGTTGAGCAGGTCGGCAGCAGCGCCTGTAAACTTCTGATCGCGGATAACAGACTCTGCCCATGTAATGACGTCCAGAAAATCTTTACGGTCATCTCTTGTCGCGTAGTCTCGCCAAGTGGAATAAGCAACGCCAAGGTATAAGCAAAGGCCTTCGATAGTCATAGCCCGCATTTTGTCTATGGTGCCGACATTGCATGTACCTTGAAACGAAAATATTTTTGCTTCTTGCAGGGGGTTTTCTTCAACCCATTCGAAATAGCCTATGCAGTCAGTACGTAAGGCTTCTGGATCGGTAAGTAATCTGTCTCTGCCATGCTTTGCGCGAACCTCCCAGAATCTATTTCCGGCAGGCGCTCCACGTCTAGGCTTATCAGTTTCTTTGGTGTAATCCATAAAGGAATTATCTCTGCAAAAGTTTCCTATCATATAAAAACCTATCGATTCAAGGAAATCATTTCACAATGTCAGCACTCGGAGCGGCCACAGACCACCTCACAAAATCAACGATGCACGGCACCGGTTATGAGTCACAGACTCGGTTGGGTGAATTGTAGCGTTTAAAGTTCTGTTACGCAATTTTGTACCGAAAAGTAACACTCAAAATCATGGGGAAAGCGTGGGGATTCACTTTCCCCATCACTTTTATTTTATATTTCAGTAACTTACAGAGATTTTTATCTGTTTTGGGGAGGATTTTAAATAGTACCGTATATATATTTATATTTTATACGATGCTCTACGCTTTTTATGCACCACAATAGAGCGCAACATTTATTAAATATAATATATGTATAAATCATCCCCATACATACATATATATATACTAAGTGTATGTTTTATATAGTAAATAGTATGGGGAAAAAAGTTCCCCAAAGAATCCCCAAGAGTATATAAATCCTCCCCAATTTCCCCAAGAGTAAAAACAGTAAAAAATTGGGTTTGTAGAAATGGGGAAAAATCCTCCCCATAAATAATCTAATCCCATAAAATACCGTTTGCATAACGTTTTCAGTATGTTTATAGTTTGCATATAAATAGCGGCGGCGACAATGATGAATTCAAAAACAACAAGCGGCGCATATCGAGGCGTAAGTTATTTTTTAGCCGTTGAAGATCACGGCGGTAAATTCAAGGCAAAAAGCACCATTCTGTTTTCAACCCACCAAGCTATTGTTGACTGGGGGTCGCATCCAGTAGCCATGTTTTTTGAACGAGGTGCAACCCAAAAAGGAGCTAACCATTTTTTTTATAGAGATCCTACCTTTCCAGCAAAGTGCGCCACCGAGGGCACTATTGACAGCGTGTGTGATCTTATTGATTTGCGAAACAGGCTTATAGAAACAGATTACCAATGCGCCGTATTTGGCGACATAGCTAAAATTGATTTACTAAATAAACACATCGAAGAGGCAGAGTTAATGCAACAAAAAATAAGGCCAGATACAGCCCCGACAGACGATCAACTAATCCAGATGAAAGAGCAGGTTGAGAAGCTGGTTGGCATATTCACTGCAACCGGAATAGCTTCAATCAGCGGTAACTCAAGGCAAACGGTTAATAACTGGATTGCAAGAGGCCGAATTTCAGCACAGGCAGCGCATGAGGTATGCAAGCTTGATGAGGTGTCAGCACACGGCTTTACCAGAGAATCAATGCGCCCAGATGTGAAATTCTGGTACATCCAATAATGCTAAGAGAGACCGCTGACATGAACCAGGCATTAGGTGAAGAAGGCCTTGAAGTCCTTATTTTTAAAAAAGCAGAAGATCAAGAATTAAACCCGGCGATTATTGCCCATCAGTACCAGCTACCCATCAGCAGCACGGCGTTTTGGTGGAAGCCGCAAGAGTTCAATGAGGTGCGCGATGTTTATGCCAATGTTGATATTTTGTCGGGAAGTAATAACGTGGTTAGCCGTTATATTGATAATTTGGCTGCAGTGATTAAGTTTCCACGCTCAACAGCCTACCTGCATTCGCTGGGGGTAGTTTCCTCGATTATGGTAGAACACTTTTTCTATAAGTTTGGCTATGGGCATGAAAATACGGTTGCACTTTATACTGTGGGCGCCCAGCCACCGAGTACAGGAAAGTCAGGTATTAACAACTACCTAACCAAAGCTGCTCGCGATAAATATGCAGAGAAGGCCAAAGAGAACGCGATAGAAAGGGCAAAAATAGAAAGAAAAATAGCAAAGCTTGAGGCTGAAATTAAGAACAAAAAAACATCAGATTCGGCTATTGATAAGTTAACTCGTGATTTGTTTGAGCTACAAGACGAGTTAAAAAAATACCCAAACTATAAGTTTTCATCAAATAACCCAACGCCAGAGGGGTGCGAAAAGCTAGCAACCAGAAACAATGGCTGGTGCAACGTGCTAAGCGCTGAATCTGCAGCCGTTAAGGTTGTTTTGGGGGTGGTCTATGGTACTGGGGCAGGTACGGCGAATAACAATATATTTTTGAGCATGTGGGACAACGAATACCTATCCATTGACCGTAGTTCGCGCGAGGGCTTCGATGGGGAGGTTAGGGGTGCGGTGTGCATACTCGCTCAGCCTGCAGCCATTCAAACGATCCTAGAGGCAGGTCAAGGCGGCGAGGGGATTAGTGAGCGGTTTTTGATGATCAAGGAAAAAAGCTTGCTTGGTAGCCGCGATCATAATGTCGTTGTTCCGTTTGATGCTGGACTTCATAACGAGTATGAAAAATTGATCGGTAATATCGCTTCAACAAACTGGAAAATAGTTTTTTCGGTGGCAAACGGGGCAGAAACCTACATCAGAGACATTCGCAATGAATATGAGCCATTGATGGGCCCGGGTGGTAAATATAGCTCGCCATTGATGCAGGGGGTAATTGGCAAGGCTGACAAGCAGATTCTTAAAATAGCGAGCGTCCTGCACTGCATTGATAACTGGTGCGACGGCGGGAAGCAGGGCAAAGAAATATCGCTGGCAACGGTTCGCCATGCGTCAATGATGTTTAATCAATTACTGAGCGCCTATGATGCCGCTGCTGACAGCTCTGGATATACAGGCGAAATAACAGAGCTTCAAAAAATAGTTGAAGTTCTTACGAAGTATGCCGGAAAAGGTAAGTTTAAGATTGACGTTAGAAAATTACGCGATGCCATTAAAAACCTGCCTCAATTTTCTGGCGATGGGCTTACTGCGAAAATTAAAAGCACATATATACCCAAGCTTGAGCGGCATGCTTACTTGGTTTTTGATGAAGTAAATGGTGATATTTTTATTAATCCTTGGCTAAGGGCTTGATCATGGTAATTGTTGAAGCAGGCAGAACAGAATCTAATAAAGATTATCCAGAATGGGCTTTGAGTATCGCTATCAGTGACGATCAGGAAATATTGATTCCGATCCAGTGGTGCGGTGATGATGCTATGGCTTTATTGTTGTTGGCGATGGATGAAACAAACATCTATATCGAAAGCAACATAACCTACGCGCCAATAGAGTGGGTAAGGAAAACATTCCCATGCTCAGAATTAACGTGCGACAAGATTGAAAAATATGTGAAAGATTATGTCTTTGGTAGGAATTAAATTAACCCTAAGTTGAGAGATTGATTATGAAATTTTACACTACAAATAAGACCGATTACTTTGTATATTCTGAAGAATTTGAAGAAAAAAACGGGAAATATTATAGATGTGGACTCCCTGTAAACAATGAAAAAACAATGGTTTATAGATGCCCAATGTTGGCAGCTGAAAATATTATTAAAAGATTGCATCGTATTTTTGATAAAAATAAAGCAAAGGATGAATATAATAAATTTATATTTTCTTTTGCTGGACTATTTGAAACGGCTAATGAGCTTTTTGAGTCATCAAAAACCGTAAATACACGTCTTGTTGAGGATGTAATTAGAGTAAAGCTTGGAATGCAAAAGGAATACAACTTTGTCGACTTGTTCCCATCAGAAGAAAGCATTACGATTGATCAGCTTGCAAAAATTGGGATGACTTGCGAATCAATATAATCACCTACAGTGTTTTTTAAAAACAGGCTTTCAGGTCTATCATTTGCATGACGTTTTGAAAATTCAGACTCAAACCTAACCCGCTGCACTTCTATTTGTTCGCTAGTTAGTGGCATTTTAGCCTCCATATTTTCAGACTTAACTCTCTATCCTGCCGCGCACAATAAGCGCACGGTTGGAGTATGTTGGGGGTGCAGGTGCATTTCATAGTTCCGCCCACCCATCGTTAAGCGCTTTTCTAAAGTTTTTAAGCGTCTCTTGCGACTTTAGCGCCTGCCCCATCTCAAGACAATCGCAAACAGGCTCAGCGTGCGCGCAAAGCTCATCTAAAACATTTTTTAGCTTTGCGTTTTGCGTTCTTAGCAATAGTTTTTCTTTCGTTAATTTCGCCAACCTAACCTCAAAATATGCAATAGCCTCGGGAAGTGTTGCGTCACCCAGTTTTATGTCGTTCATAGCTCACTCTCCTTCACCAACAAATCCTCAACCGCCTCTTGCTTAGTCGACCCCCATCCAACCAGCCCGCCCTCTTCATAGTCGCGGCGAACGGCTGACCAGTCATAACTACGCACCGGTATCGGCGGGTTTACGTGTTCGGTTATTATTTCGTTCATGGTTAATGCACCCCATATAAGTTTTTAGGATAAAAATATGAATCAAACCAAAAGTCACATGGATTGCAGTCATCTTCACG